TGAAGCAGAACTGCTAGTAATATTTTCTGAATCTATAAATGTTGTCGCGGAAGTGTCTGTACCATAACCAAGAGGGACTAAAAAGCGTACATGAAAAGGTGCATATGTCAAGTGGTAAAAGTCTCTATCAATTGTGCAAGAGATTGGCTGACAGACGTATCTTCTAGTTCCGCCAGCATATGAAATATCTAAATTTTTTCCTCTTCTAGAAACAGTTCCTTTGAATTCATCAATATTTATTTCTAAATCAGACTGTGAATCACCAACAATATGACCATACAAATCAATGTATTTTGTGCCAAAGTTAGAACTTATAATAACTTCACCGTCTTGTCTAGTTGGCACTAATGTTTGGTGAGTAGTGTCGACTGAATTGTCATGTGTAGTTCTTCGTAGATTGAAATCGCCACTAAGAATATTTACACTGTCATATGTTACTGCCATATTATTGTGTTAGTGTTGAAACTTCGATTGACTTACCAAGAGCTTCTTTTACTTTGTTAATGAAATCATTTTCTGTTACTGTAGCATTAGTGAAATCGAAATTGATCGTTATTGATTTTTGTTGTGCTTGTAAACCTTCTATTCTTTCAGCTTGTCTGACTGTTGATTCTGCTTGTTCTCTTTTATTTGCTTCTACAAGTCTATCAACATCAGTTCTTGCTGCAAGAGAAGCTAAATCTTCACGTCCTAAGTACGGCTGAATAATACGATTTTCTGCTACTATTTGTTGTTGCAATGCTGCAATTTTATCTGTCAATACTTTCTTTTCATCAGAAGTTATTTCGCTGTCTTCCATTTCTTTTAAAGCAGCATCTCTATCAGAAATTAACTCTTCCCACTTGCTTTTATGCTCTGCAACCATATCTGCAAGTTGTTCTTTAAATGTTCTGTTTTTGTCTAACTGAGAACGTTGAAATGAAATAGATTCATCATTTATACTCTTAGTTAATGACTGGTATGTTTTAATAAACTCTTTTACTGAGTTATTTAATGACTCTTGTTCTTTTGTCGCAGCTTTAGTTGTCTCTTTAACTTTTTGTCCGAAATCGCTAGCTGCAACAGTGTTATTGTTCATTGCAGTTCCTAACGCTTCAACTGTATCAGTGTATTGAGCCATCAACGGTTCTGTGCTTCCAACTGAAATAAACTTAGTTCGTAGTGTACTTAAATCTGCAGTCAAACCATCAACAAGAGAACCAACAAAGTCTAAACTTTGCTGTGTTTTTTCAGTGTCGAATCTAAAATCTATAGGCTTTTCATCAGTAAAAGGTAATTTTGATAATAGAGTATTTGACAAATCAATCATCTTGTTTGCAAAAGTTTTGAAGCCTTTTATCACTCCGAAAAACATTCCAGAAAAAAAGATTCCAATCGATTTGCCAACTACCATCAAGCCACTTCCTATTATGTCAGCAGTTTCTAACATCACTGTTCCAAATTCGACAATACTTCTGATTATTGGTGTTATTAATCTGCCAAATTGTAATTTAAACGAATTCCAACTGTTTGTCAATAATTTTAATTGATTCTGTTGTCCTTTCATTTGTTCCATAAATGCAGCATGCATAGAGCCGCTTGCATTTTCCATTTCGCCAAGAACAAAATTAAATCTTTCATACTGAGTAGTTGCAGCAGTGATGATTAACTTTGCTGCTTCTGCGTCTGGAATAAGTTTTCTCAATGCTTCTGCATCTTTACCAACAACTTCCCACATTTGTCTAGCAACTTCATTAAAGTTTTTTCCTTCCCATGCCGATTTTCCAAGAATCAATTGTGAATCTTTATGTGCTTTGTTGTATTCATCAACTCTTGCTCTTACTTCAGGAGAAACTTGGTTAATAGCTTTCAATGAAGCAACTAATTGTGTAGCAACTCTATTTGCGTCTCCAGTCACACCTGTAAATGTACCAAAAACTGACATTGTTTGTTCTAACGAAAAACCGAAGGCATTTGCAAGTGATGAAACTTGTTGCATCGCATTAGCCATATCACCAACAGTCGTAATACCAAATTTGTTAGCTTGGAAAAACAAATCTGCAACCATTGTTGCATCAGACTCTGCAAGATTAAAACCCTTTATCGTAGAAACTAAACCTTGAACAGCTGTGTCCATGTCAGTAGCACCAGCAGTTGCAAATTTTGCAGCATCTGTAAGAAATGCCATTTGATTTTCTGCACTTACACCCGCAGAAACTACTTTATACAGTCCTTCAGATAATTCCTGTGCTGTTTGAGGCACTTTTGTCGATAATTTTATAACACTATTAGTCAATGCTTCAAAATCTTTTTCAGATAATTTTGCCATTGTGTTAACATTTCTCAAAGACTGCTCAAGAGCCATGAAATCTTGAGAAGCAGACAACGCAAATTGACCAACTTTTCGTACAGCAAAAAGACCGCCAAGAGCAGTCGCTAATCTCATAGCGCCAAGACCGTTAACAACTCCAACAAGTTTAGAGACATCTTTGTTTACTTCTCTAAATGCTTGTTTTGTGTTATTCTTAGCAGAAATGACTGCTTCTAGTCCTAATCTTCGTGTAGCCATATTTATTTTTTGTTAGCTCTTTTTTGCATTGCTATTTCACGATTTTTCTCTAACATCATTATTCTTAAAAAGATATCAATCAGAGAAGAATCTTGCTCATCTAGTTGTGACGGTAAGCAATGGAATTCCTTGCAAAGTAAGTAATCGACATACTCATCAGGTACTCTGTCGACTGACCACCCCCGAATTACAGAGTCGAGGGTGGTGTTTAGTTTTTTGGTATTTCAGCGTTTAGTATCGAATTCACTTCAGCATAAATTTTGTCAAAATCAGAAGTGCTCAAATTATCAATTACTTCGATAGAAATTGGTACTTCATTACCATCAATTACTATCTTTTCTATCATACCTAACAGTGCAGCATCATTAGCATTATCTAATGCTTCCATAGAAAAGCCATCTAAATTAGTCTTTCCATCATCAGAAGTAGACAATGCAACATCAGCATACAATGCTTTGTTTATTTCTTTCTTAAGTTTTCTAGTACAGATATCTTTGATAATAACTGTGCCAGTTGAGATTTTAATTTCTTTCATACTTTAAATATTAGATTAGTAAGCATCAACTTCGTTAATTAAATAACAATCGTTGATAAGATTTTCATTTGTGTTGTCATACAGTGCATTAAATGTAATCGTTTGAGTAACGATATCATCAATTGCAAAATCTGGTTCCCAACCTTCAAATTCTACTTTGCTCAAGTCAATTCTAAAAGATGGGTTTGTAGTACCAATAGTAACACCAGAATTGACTAAATCAATTCGCAATGCTTTTGTATCACCGTCAAGCATGTATTCTTTGATTGTGTTGCTTTCATAGTCTAATTCAATTTCACCAGTGATAGAAAACATTTTGTTTATGATATCAGTTTGTTGAACTGTGCCTAAGCAATATGTTCCTTCAATGTTTTTATTGATTGTTAATGAAAGTCTTTTGATACATGAAAGAGTGCTTGCTGCAGTTAAATCACCAGTTGCATCTGCAATTTTAACTGAAGTGTGTCTACCAAGAAATTTGTTTTCTGCAACATATGCTGCAGTAGTCGAACTTCCTGCGCTATTTTTTGCTCTGAATGCAACAGTGTAAGTTACGATTGCATCAGGAGTAATCTCGATGTTCAATGAATCTATCATTGACAATTCAAAAATCAAGTCATCTATTGGATTTGTTGTATGAATAGACAATGAATCGTGTTGATTATCATTTTGTAAAGAGAAAGTGTGTTTGTATGCACCGCTAAAAACTGCAGAACTTACTGTTCCTAATGCAGCAAGCAAAATTAAACCAAAGCTTTTGTCTGTTAATTCTGCTTCGATATCTCCATCAGCCCATTTTTGTGCAACATACGAGTTGTCTCCACCCCAAATGCCGCCTGTTCTACCTTCAGTATTGATTTTTGTTACTTTGTCATAAAAACTAAAACTTGTAGCATTTAGCCAATATGATGCAGCAACGCCAGTTCCTCTTGCAACTTCTTTCCCAATCCCGACAGATAGTCGTCTTCCTATAAATTTGCTCATCTTTGTAAAGTTTTGATACTGAAATAACTTCGAATATCAAATTAGTTAATAGTGTTTACATCAATCATTACTCTTGCTCTTACATTTATTTCTGCAACTCGAAATTCGTCTTCTCTTTCTGCATAACCCCATACAGATGGGATTGCAAAAAGATTCATAAACGTATAACCAGTTAATCCAGAAAAATCTACATCATCTAATAAGTAGTTTTTATCTAAATCATCTAATATACTATCAACTATTTCACGCATCCTTTCATCACACCAGTATTCTACATCTGTGTTGCTAGGTGCCTTTGTTCTATTTACGTACACTCGTATATTGAATGCATAGATTCTTTCATTTTCTTCTAAACTAGAATACTCGCTTGAGTTTGAACTAGGCGTTATAGTAACAGATGGACTTCCTTCAAATTTTTCAGCTTCAAAGATAAAAGTTTCTTGAATAAAGTCATTTGCATCAATTATCGATTCTAATTTTTTTATCAGTGTTTCCCACATATTAGCTTGCTATGAATTTTAAAATGTCCTCGACTGACTTTGCAAAAATATCTTCTATATCTGTTCTTGCGCTTTCTAAGCCGTTTTCAAAAAAAGGATTCGCTCTAGTACCCGGATGTCTGACTAATCGTACTGGATGTTTTGCACCTTTCCAGAATAATGCTTTCTTGTTTTTTGGTCTAATAATATGCGGGCTAGTTCCTTCGTGTACAAATATTGCGTATGGTGCATTATGCGGACTTATCGTTGCTGTCAAATCTCCAAATTCTGCTCTGATTCCTCTCTTTAACGTGCCTCCTCTTGTTTTGCCGATAGGTGTTTCATCTTTTATTGCATCTACTGCGACAAGTGCAGCACGCTTAACTGCTTTGTCTAACTCGTAATATGTTTTAATTGGTGCCTGGCTAAATTTCGTAGAAAGCTTAGCTAACCCACGTATTTGTATATTAAATTTTACTCCATTTGCCATATTAGCCAGTTAATTCTATAACTACTTTTCCGTATGTTATATGTCCGTGTTGTCTTCGTGACACACCACCTGAACGCACTGTATAAAAAGTATTACCTTCACGTAATCTATCACCAGGAAATAAACTAACATTTCCGTCTGTGTAGCATACGAATGTTTTACCATAGACACCATCTGCGATACCAGATTTTGTGTCATCAATTGGCTGAATATCGACTTTCATGCTAGTAACTGTAGAAAATGCCATTTTGTTGTGTGCAACTTCTGACATTCTTAGTATAACTATTTCATTTGTTTCGAGATGTGTAAGACGCATTTGTTTAATCTATTTCTAAAATTCTATAATTATCTAGTAATCGTTTGACATTAGACATTCTCATAAGCAGTCCGTCCATTATTTCAAATTGTGCTGAATAGTCACCCAAACTTTCAGATAAAATTTGTCCTCCGTCTCTTCCTTCTTTTACAATTTCGCCGACTAATATTGTTGCAGCTAGTTCGATATCTTCATAAAGAGAAGCAGCATCTCCCCATTTAGCTGAAATTTTTATTCTTTTATTGCCAGAATAAAATGCACCCACTTCAGAATTCAGAGTTAGCAATAACTTATTTTTTGGTGTTGTGTTGTATGGATATGTGATATAGTCGCTGTTCTCACCTTCTGTTAGAGTATATTCAACATCAGTGCTATCAAGTGCAAGAATTTCGACACTTTCAATTTCAGTGAAATCATCTATGAATATTTCTCTTTTTCCAGAACCGTCATAGTACTTTGTAGAAAAAGCAACATCTGCTTCGAAACCTTCTGGTTTACCAGTGTATTTGTTGATAAATCTTTCTACTGCTGAAATCCATTTCGACACTTGAGTATCAAAACTAATGTCAATATCAGACATTATGTAATTCTCTATTTTTTCTTTTGTTGTATATGCCATATGTAGTTAATCTGTAGTATAATTATATCATAAATAGAAAGAACAGTTAATGCTACAAATTACAGTTTTTTAGAATAAATATTTGCTTTTTGGATGTATATTCTGTCTTGCGATATATTTGCAGTAGAACTTTCATTGATAAGTATTGAGTCTGCGACATTAGCATATATTGCAGGAAGTCCTATCTCGAGCGTAACAGATTCTTCAATCGATACATCATCTGAAATAAAGATATCGACCATTCCTTCTACTTGTCGCATCGTCAGTTCTTCGATTGTCACTGCTTCAGATACATCAATTGACAAATCTTGAATAGAAACTGAAGTATCTTCTGTAATTGATAATGTGTCTGAAATGTCAACAGTAAAGTCAGAAAGTAAAAATTCAACTGTCTCTGATATGACTTGTTCATCAATGACTGAAATAGTAAATGCAGTAGGAGCAAAAATAGAAATGCTTATTGATTCAGAGATATCTTGTGAAGATGAAACAATAGTATCAAGATAAAAAGCAAGCAAGACATCTTCACTAATAGTTATTTCATCGTAATTATCACAACAGATATCTAAGCCACTTGCGACACTTGGAGAATCTTCGACATTAGTAGTTTCATTCACATTAATAGTTAGGTCAGATATCGTAGTACTGCTGTCTTCATCAGATGTCTGAGAATCATCAACTTCAACTTCAAGCACACACAATATTTCAGTGTACTCTTCAAGAGTTTGATCGTCTGACACTGAAATAGTCAAATCAGATATCTCAGCAGTAACTTCTTCTTGAAAAGAGACGACTTCTTCTTCATTGATGCCCAGATCAGGCGGAAATAATACAACAACTCTATCACCAGTTGGATCGATTGTCTCATAAACGAATACGTTGTATTGCTCAAAGAAGAGTTCAGTGTATTCTTCTATAGACTGCGCATCACTAACAGATAGAACCAAATCACCAAGAGAAAGAGTTACTTCTTCATCAATGCTTTGGCTATCTGTTATTGAAATATTTCTTTCAACGACTGCTTCAACAATAATCGAAACATTTTCATTAACAGTTTGAGAATCTGATATAGAAACAACAGAATCTTCTAATGCTAAAGTAGTGCCTTCTTCTATTGATGCTTCATCATTTACTGAAATTGTTAATTCATCTTGAACTGCTGAAATATTTTCATCTGCAG